CAACGGATCGACCAACGAGCATTTCGCACGAGCCTCACGAATATCCGCCGCTTCTTTGTCCCCACGGTCAGCAATCCCAACCAAAACACGGTCACGATGGCCCTTCCAATCAGCCTCAGCCACCGCAGCCTGCTCCGCAGCCCCATAATGTTCCTCAACAAGCTTCGCAAGCTCATCGTCAATCTGCATAATTCGACGCTCAACCTCCCCCAAAGACGGAAGTTCAGTCGAATCAGAACTAGACCCAGCCCTGGCTCGACGGTCAACATGTTTAGCCGGACGCGCAGTCCGCGGATCGTAAAATTCGCTCATAAAAACACTGTACCAATCGTGATAGACACCAAAATACCCTCAACCCACCCCAAAAAACCTGCAAACCATGCTATTATGGGCGATCCAACACCCGAAATGACCGCTGAACCCGTGAATAACGACCGAACCCAGCAAAACCCAAAATTCGGTGCCAACAAAATCTCCCAAACCACAAAACCGGACCCCCACCACACTCAAAAGACACACCCACTAGACACACCTACAGAGGGAAGGGTAAAGAGATGACAGAACTAGCCAACACACCAGAACTCCCTGAAACAAAGCACCCAAACCCCGGCAGACCGACAAAGTTCACGGCAGCAAGATGTGAGAAAGTGATTAGCGCACTACAAGCAGGGAACTACAGAGAGGTAGCTTGCCGCCATGCGGGAATAAGCGTGCAGACACTCAGAAACTGGGTCAAACTGTCTCAGAATCCAGACGCTGATCCTGCATACTTGCAGTTCGTGGAAGCTATGGAAAAAGCTGAGGCTGACGCTGAGGTGGCCGACATCGCCTTGATTCGGGGGGCTGCGGGTGGTGGGCAGTGGCAGGCGGCGGCTTGGATTCGGGAGCGGAAGAACCCTGAACGCTGGGGCAGGCGTGATGCGTCGAAGATCGAAGTGTCTGGCCCTGGCGGGGGTCCAGTGGACATGCGGGTCGCTCTGGGGGTCGATTCTTCGGCCATTGAAGGGCTGGCGCTTCTGCTCGAGGGGCGTAGGCGCAGTGATGCTGTTGAGAGCGCTGCGAGGGAGCTTGAGGCGTGATCTGAGGGGGGTTTCCTATTTGGTTTGGGGCGGTTTGGGGCCGTTTCGGGGGGTTCGGGTTTTGGAAATTCGCGCCGAATAAGGGCGAAGTGCCGGTTGCCCACCGTCGGGTAAGGCGTTTCGGGGTTTCCTAATAGTCGATGGTCGGCCCTAATTTCTTCAGCCAGGGTCGGCCATCGTTTGTTCTGCCGGCACTGCGGGGGGGATCTCATTGCAGGACTGCCTGCTCGAGCCTGTCGATGCCCCAGAGTCCATCGACTCGCCGGTCAACGCCATCTTGTGTGATGAGCTTCTCGTGCAGCAGTTCCATGAGCTCCAGGGCTGTGCTGTTGAGCCACCGAGCTTCCCCCTCGCAGGATTGGTAGTTGTAGCAGTCAACCTGCTTCAGTACCACTGCGGGGTCCAGCGGGGCTTCGATGCCGGTGAAGGCGTACTCGAGCTTCTCGGGTACGGGATCGCCGTAGCGGTCGTTCAGGCTGCGATGGTTCTCGAGCCATAGCTCTGCGCCGATCTGGTTCGTCTGGTCCGGCTCGATGAGTCCGGCGACGAACAGGGACTGCACGAGGCAGTCGATGTGATCTTTGGTTACTAGCCATGCCGACATGTCGGTCCTTCCAGTTCGCTCTTTCCTGTTTGTTATTGTACTGGGGGGTGTGGACGGCTTTGGAGTTGGTGGGGTATTTGATTATCGAATAAGTGGACGCGCTCGTTCATGCTGAAAGACCATAAGAACCGAGACATTGCGACGGGCGTGTTGTTGGGCTACGGGCATGGTGCCGGAGTTATCACAAACGATGCACCCCTCTCCCGAACAGGTTGCGCAGCGTTTCGTTCTGGCTTTGTCTTGGGCTGACCCATTGTTGAGGAACAGGAATTGGTCAACCTTGCGAAGTTCTAGAGTCCTTGAGAAGATTGTTGTCTCGTCAACTCCCCAATGGACGCGACCTGAAGAAACGTAATCTTGCGCTTTGACTAACAGGATACCGTTTGCCTCTAGCACGCGAGCGCACTCAGCTAGGCCATCGTTGACCAACTGCTGACCTGCCAGGGGATTAGTCGGAGCGTCGGTCATGCCGTAGCGGTCCTGATGATCGACCATCGTCGAAGTACGCCTTCCACCTTTGACAACGTATGGCGGGTCGTAAATTATCTGCGAGAACGCGCTATCACGAAACGGCATTTGCCTGAAGTCGGCAGTCAAGTCGGGATTGTGTTCAGGCAGCGTTCCGTTGGCAATCAGGATGGTTGGCCGAAACTTCTTCCACCATGTCCCTCGACCGTAAGTGGCATCGAGCGTAATTACTCCTTCATTTAGATAACCAAGTCTCGCAACATCCGCAATCATGTGTGCGTTTGTGGCCCACTTAGTAGCCGCCATGATCGTCATACCGCAACCAGCACGGTCAACTTGTCTATCCGAAGAATCCTCATATTGGCCTGTAGCCTACTGAACACTGCCGACAGAAACGGGGCCGTCATGCAATTACCACTTCCGATGATGATTGCCTTATGACCGGAGCGTGGCTTCTAGCGGCAGCAGTGTTCGTTACTTGGGGCGCTGTTGGGTTGATCGTTTCAGTGGTGATCCTTCAGGCGTACCTAACGCGTTTTGCACGTTTTGGTTTTACGATGATCGCGTTGACATCGTTTGGAATTGCTATCACGGCGATGTTGTTCGCCGCAGGGTTTGTTGCGGAAGACAGTCGCGCTGAATTGCGTGTGGCGTTCAGCGGGCTTCTTGCCGTTGGCATCATCTGCGTCGCCGTGTCTTCGATAGTTGAAACTTCGCTCATGCGTAAACAGTGTGAGCTAATGGAACGAATAGAACGGGGCGATGAGAGTGGCTGAACAATTCGGAGTGACTACGATTGTCGCGATTGGCATAGGCGCGCTAACGACAGTACTCACTTACATTTCGGGCCGCAGGCCATCACAGGCTGATTATGCTGAGAGGTTGTTGAACGCAACTGTCCCCGCAGCGGAGATGTTGGGTAAGCGGCTAGAAGTGTTGGAAGCTGATCTCGCTAAGAGCAGAAAGCGTTATGACCGACTTGAAGCACGAGCATCGTCTGAGGCTTTTCGTTGCAACGAACTTGAACGCAAGTTCGCAGCACTTGTCGAACATCTCAAACAGGTAAACGTACCGATGCCTGACAATCTGATTGAACCTACCCGAACCGCCCGTACTCGGGAGACTGACACGGAAGAAGAAGAATGAAACAGCTTATTGTTCCTATCGTTGAGAAGGTGTTATCCCAATTCGTCCAAGCGTTCGTCGTGGCGCTGTTCGGCGGGATGGCATTCGGTTGGACCGCAGTTCAGTGCGCAGCCCTGGCCGGGGTATCAGCGGTTATCACCCTTGCGCTCAACTCAGTCAACTCTGCTGTGATCCCAGTGGGGATGCCGTTCTACACGGATCTCACGTTGCGCGTCTTGCGCTCCGGTGCATCTGCATTCCTTGCCTTCATGGTGATGGCACCCGTACTTGACGTACAGTCAGGCGATTTCTGGAAAGCTGCACTTGGCGCTGGGGCAGTCGGCGCAGTTTCGGCGTTGAAAGCACAAGGCGCTCGGCAAGTCGGTGACCCAGAGACAGCGGCACTACTGCCCGCAAAACTTGATTTCATGCAGCCTGAGCCGATGGCTGACTGACTGCTAGTTGTAGCTGAATGATCCGATAGTTGCGCCGGAAGCGGACCCAACTCGAGACTTGGAACGATTGGCTTTGCCTGCCAAGTCTGCCCATGACCAATACGCTGCATCCACAAGGTCGTATGGCTTCACCTTGGGGAACCGCATGAGTCCTAGCTCGAGTATCTGGTGCGTTCCGACTAGGTGCCGAATCTTGTTGCGCTCATAGTCAACAAGCATTCTCTGAGCCCTTGTCATCTTTGACCCATGCCCTGCACCGGCTTTAGCGGCAGCAAACCTCGGAGCAGAACCTTCCAAGTCGCCCGTCATCCGCAAATCCTCGCAAGCTTGATGGTAAACCGTCTGCCAAGTATCGCCACCCTGATCGGATTCCACTCCGAGGGTAGTTGCATTCCATTCAATCGCAGCTTTCAGTCCACGCTTCACTGCATCCAGGGGCGTTGTTCTGCCTTCCCATGACCAGAGCCGGTAGATCAAACCGTCCACGCCTAGACCGTCACACTGAATACCCTGGCAGTCTGAACTATCCGATGATGTAACCGCAGGGTCAAGCCAGACAACCACGCGCCGCATGACTGGAAGTTCTGCCTCGGTGACATGGATGAAGGGCCAGTTGATATGGTCGAACATGCCACCGGAGATGCTGACTGTTGCATGTTGGCACTCTGACAGGAATGCAGATAGCCCGATGTCATTCAGCAGTGCTTGAGATGACTCTAGTGGCTGTCCGGCCCACGCTTCGGTTCCGTCAACGATCTTGAACAGTCCGTCTTGCTCGATCCATGTCAGGTTCCACACTGCGGGGATCGGCCCCGATACGATCCTGTCTCGCAGGAAGTCTGCTCTACCGTCGGCAAGGCGTGCGAAGATTGAATCGTCATGGACCTTGTTCTGAATAGCAAGCACTGCGCAGGTGTTGGAACCTGCCGGCAGCAGTTTGCGAGTGATCGTCCGAATCTTCTTCTCTGTGGCTAGTTGGCTATCTGCTTCCCCGTCAATATCATCGAAGACGATCAGGTCAGGTCGCTGGTTCTCAAGCTTGATACCTCGAGATGCGGAATCGAGTCCTACTGCGTCAACAGTGAAGCCGGTTCCAGCGCGTAGGCGGTTACGCCTCCAGCCTCTAGGGGAACCGAACTTATCCATAAGTCTCTGTCCAAGTTCTGGGTAGGCGAAGCCCACCTCTGAACTCTCCAAAAGGGAAGCGATGTTTGCAACGTGGTCATCGGCCTGATCCTGAGTCTCACTGACATACAGGCAGTAGCCGCGCTTACGGCGCGCGCCGAGAGCAACCACACACATTTCGGCGCTACTGCTCTTTGCTCCACCTCGGGGCCACACTGCTACGAAGGGCCGTGGTCGTTTCGTTGGCTCAATGTCCCATGCCCAGTTCCAGAACTGCTTGTGATGGTCACCGAACTCTGCCGATGCGTAGCCTGGAGTCATGCCTCTAAGCCACGGTTCCCATTCATCGGCTTTGACTGCTGCGTCGATCAGATAGAGCCGGTACTGCTCACGTTCGTGGTCTGTGGCAAGTGCTAGAAGTTCTTGGGGGATAACGACTATTGGGTCCACGCCATCATGCTAGTGGCAAGGTCGCAGGTTTGTGTGAGTGGCATATTCGTCCGCACCGGACAGTATCGTGTAACTTGAACCTATCCACGGAGAGCAATCACCTTGAACAACTTGCCGGACATTGAGCAGGTGACCCCTTATTACAAGGATGAGCTAGTCACGCTCTACCACGGGGACTGCGTAGATATTCTTCCTAAGCTCAATAACATTGACATGGTATTCACCTCACCCCCATACAACATGGGAACGTCAACGGGTGGAGGCTTCGGCTTGGGTTCACTCGCCGCTCAAGACCTTACCGATGGTTACGACGGCGATGTGGACAGTATGCCGCACGAAGAATATGCGGATTGGCAAACTGAAGTATTGAGCCTCTGCTGGGCGAGCCTGTCCGATGCTGGTGCAATCTTCTACAACCATAAGCCTCGTCCAATGAATGGTGTACTCAAACTCCCAATCGACTACGGGGTCGGTCTTCCACTTCGTCAGATAATTGTTTGGGATCGTGGTACGGGTATGAACTTCTCTGAATCACATTTCCTTCCTAAGTGTGAATGGATTGTGGTTTGGGCCAAGACTGACTGGCGCTTACCGGATAAGAAGGCATCGGGAATTGGAGATATATGGCATATCTCTCCAGAAACAACTGGTGACCATCCTGCACCGTTTCCAATAAAACTTCCCTCAACTGCGATTACTGCGGTTGAACCCAAGCTTGTGCTTGATCCGTTTGCTGGTTCAGGGACTACGTTGCGTGCAGCCAAAAATCTTGGGGTCCGTTGCATCGGCATTGAACAGTCGGAACGCTATTGCGAACTTATTGTTGCTCGTCTAGGACAAGAAGTGCTGGCCTTATGACTCTCAAGAATTTGCAGAAAGCACCGTTCCCGTGGTTCGGTGGTAAATCGAAGGCCGCACCGCTGGTGTGGGAACTATTAGGGGATGTAGAACATTACGTCGAACCCTTCGCCGGTTCTCTGGCAGTGTTGTTGAACAGACCCCACCCCGCTAATCGCAGTTACCATTCCGAAACCGTCAACGATATAGACGGCCTACTTGTCAACGCTTGGCGGGCAATCCAATGGCACCCGGAAGAAACAGCGGCGCACGCGTCGTGGCCTGTCTCGGAGAACGATAAGCACGCACGCCAGATAGCCCTCGTTCGTTGGCGTGAGGATCGGTTAGCTGACAAACTCTCAGGGTCCGCTGAGTGGTGCGATCCAAAGATGGCGGGTTGGTGGTTGTGGGGCGTGTGTGTGCAGATCGGTGCGTTCGCTGAAGGCGGTCCGTGGACCGTAGATGAAAACGGCATGATCGTGAAGATCGACCGTAAAGCTGAAGGGG